GTCCTTAACCGGAGACTGGCAGGCCGGCCACTGCGATAGTAAGCTTCACGAGAAAGAGGAAATTCCTTTCTCTCGATGAAGAACTTGAGCAGCGCATCCCAACCGTCAACTTCGTTGACCGGTTGCTTTGCGACCACCTTCATGCCTTCGATGACATAACGGTGGAGCCTTGTATCCCAGTACACATCCGGGCCCAAAGTTGGGTCTAGAAATGTATGTCCTACAAGGAGCTCAGTAGTATCTCTATTCCCTGCAGGGTATTTTCGAACTTTTGACTCGATAATACCGTCCAGGTATCTCGCCGTTTTCCATAAGCCTCTTTTTTGGAAGAGGTCATTACGGAATTCAACTAGAGAGATGATACTACGACTATCGCAGCCCGCTGTTGGAATTGGTCGCCGTAAACGGCTGACGGAGATATCAACTCCGTTGTACCAATCCGACCCGCAAGACTCTCTGAACTTTCCAGTCCAGAAAGACTTGTTGGTATTCACTTTGAAACCAAAGGTTTCGAGGAGATCAACAGCGCGGAGTGCAGCGTCAGTGGGAACGATAATATCGTCCCCATATACGCTGACAGAGTCCCTCAATGACCGAACGAAGTTCGGAGTGAGGGATAGATGGGAATGCCCTTGCACCTGCCTGTGGCGGGAGCTGGCCGTTATGGCGATAGCCAAAAAGACCATGCTCTCAACCACAAAGCAGAGGGCAGAACCCATAGACGCATACTTGGTCAGACGGTGAGTCTTTCCTTGTATGTCGGCTTTTCTGCTCCTTGTAGCATCCAACGCTAATAATAGCGTCGGATACTTTCGAAACAAAGAGCGGACAAGCTGATTCGACAGCCTGTCACTAGCATCACTCAAATCGAGTGTTGCGAGGGACCCATCAAGGGAACCTCTCCTAGCTAGCGACTGGTTAAGTGATTGATCCCTAATATCTAGGAAATCTCTCACTCTACCATATGGCGTTGGAAGGTCAAAAGCCTCCAACAGTGCGCCAGCAATTGCTTGTTGCATATACATCATAGATGTAGGCTCCATGGCAATCGTACGACATTTGTCGACCGTCTTGGGAACGAAAGTGACCCGGACAGGGTCTTCGTCCCCGGGGCTGAGCAGAACCGGTTCATCACAATCGAGATCGTGATGGACGCTAGCACGTATAAATTCCTGATAAGGGAACACGCGAGCTAGCCGCTGGGTCCAGCGCAAGTCAGACCATTTGGCGTTGCCAATTGCCTTACTTGCAGTAAAACCTGGACCATGGCGCGGGTTGACGTCACCATTAGCGATTCTATCGTTAACGGCGTTAAGAGGTACTGAGAATAAGAGGTCAAACACCTGCTGAAGGTGGATAAACTCTAACGAATCCTCCGAAAAGGATGCGTCCCAGTGCTTCAACTCCTGCTCTGTTTCCAAATACCGAGTAATTCCCCGCTCCACCATCGTTTGCTCGATGGGGAATAAGCACTTAGCCCACGCCAGAGTTATCTGACGTACGGCATAGATGCAAAAGGGATCGGCGTTCGGAAGAACAGTCCCATCTTGAGAAAAGATGCGTGAGGTGAAACCCGACAGAAATGACGGGAGCCACCGTCCCTTAGCACGGCGGAAGCCGAGAAAGGGCGCGTCACGACAATGGCCAACACGTAGGGAACTTTCAAAGTCCCTTGCGAAGGCCGGAAGTGCTACCCCAATGAAGGGATAGCCTTCTTTTCTCAATCGAGATATCATGTATGCGATATCTCGCTCTGCTGTCACACTACTGGGTTGCTCAGCTAAGGATTTCCTTAAGCCAGCTTTGGAGTTGCTCGTATCTCGCAAGCGAGATTGGAGTTTCCCCGAGGTAGGCTTCATCGACAATCCGTCGAAAATGATCCGGATTACTCCGGACCTCCTCGGCGACGATGAGCTGAGCATGATCACTGAGTTCAGTGATCATACAGGAGATGAGCCATTCGAGGCTTTTCATCTTCCCCTCCTAAAGAGGTGGAAGAGTCCTGTCTGATTGCTGAACCACAGAAACTGACGGTTAAGTCAGCCGCACTCAGCTTTCCCCACCAATAACCTTGATGAGGTTAGCAT